ACTCATCACCGTAATCCTGCTGTGCATCATGTTCAGGCCATACCGTTCCAGCGGGCAGTATGACTTTGGACAGATCTTCCGGCTGTTTTGGCTGATACCGATCGGAGCCGTTTGGATGGTTTACATGGGTGTACTTCTAGTCATCAAGGAGGCCAAGCCGTGACAAATCAAAACAGCAAAAGCCTTTTCGATCAATTGGTCGAAGCTCAAAAGCGAATCATTGAGCTGGAAAACGAAGTGAACATGAAGCACACGCATCATGTTGTTGTAAAACTTAAGAACGAACTGAACCAAGCAAACGACAGAATCAAAACGCTCACGGCAGCAGGAGACATCATGGAGCCGTACGCTACTGAACAATCCGCTAAACTGTGGGCAAAAGCAAAGGAGACGAAATGACAAAACAAGAAGTGCTGAACGCTGCAAACGTGATGATTGCATACGCAAACGGAAAGAAGGTCGGAACTCGACCTACAAGATCAATGGAACCGTTGTTGGAAATTCTGTACGTCCCAACATGGAATTGGGAACAGAAGGAATACTTCGTGATTCCTGACGATTGTTCCAAAGAACTGGAAAACGATGATCAATCCAAAGCGCACAAACTTACAGAAGAAGAACAACGAATCCTTTTCCTAGCGGAGTCTCCCGATTGCAACCATCCACGCGAACTCCGCGCAATCGCCTTTCAGGTGCGAAAACTGGAGGATCGGATCAAGCAACTCGAATCCGAGAACGACGCTCTCCGCGCCGATCTGCTGCTGTGGAACGAGAAGGAGGTGAAGCCGTGAGTAGCATTTCACTTTTAGAACAATGTATGTACGGACTTGTGGCCGGTTGTTTTCTGTCCTTAGCCATCCTGTGGGGCGATCAACTTGGCAAGAGCAGCATGCGCGAAGAAGCTGTTAGGAAGGGCCACGCTGAGTGGGTTGTCGATTGCGCGAATAAAAATCAGTTCAAATGGAAGGAGTGCAAATGAGCCAAATCAACGACGCATTCGGAAGACCGCTGTTTGAGGCGATGCGCGGAACACCACCGCCAAGCTGGGAGCAGACCTGTCTGAAGCTTTCGGAAGAGAAGCGCGAGCTTCAATCCGATGTGAACGAGCTGAAGGAGCTGGTCGAGTACCTGCAAGATCGGATCAAGCTGATGAATAGTACTGGTGACGAGCTGCTTGAGTGGCTGAAGGACGGTACCATTTCCGACTCAAACTATCGGCTGCTGGCCAATGCATGGCAGCGAGCAAAGGAGAACAAGCGATGAACTTGCACCTTCAGGAAATCGAATCGCTTTCAAACTCTTTGAGAGAACGCGAAAAGTACGTCACCGAACTCGAAAACCGTCTTCGCGCTCTGTGGGACAAGCTAGAAGGTGAGCGGAAGTTCTACGATCAGCGCATCCGAGAACTCGAAATAGCTGGCAACGCAATGTACGCATTCATCAATCCTCCATCTCCGAGCATGAGGACCATCCGAATGGACAACCTGTTGCAGGGATGGGACGACGCTAAGATTGGGAAGGAGGCCAAGCCGTGAGTGATACACCGAGGATGGACCTTGCGCTTCGTAAGGCACAGGAAGATTGCACTGAATCATATCTATTAACTGAAGGCCTGAAACTAGAACGCGAACTCAACGCGGCCAATGAGCGGATCAAGCGGTTGGAGGAGGCTGGCGATGCGCTAGCCAATACCCAGACCTACGACCTGTTGGAAACCGTCAACTGGCGCAAAGCCAAGGAGGCCAAGCCGTGAGTGACGAACACTATTGCCCTCGGTGTAACGCTCCATTTTTGTCTTTTCATGGAGTCAATACGCGCCATTTCAAGTGCGGATCAAGCACTCAAATTCCTTCCGTAGCGTGTGGGTATGCATCACAGCTTCAAGACCGCATCAAGCAGTTAGAGGAAGAAAACGACTCGATGCGAGCGGATCTGTTGTTGTGGAATGAGAAGGAGGTTAAACCGTGAAAATCAAAACACTTGAACAGCTCTACCAAGCGGCCAATGCCAAGAGAGCTGTAACTGTCGGCATGATCCACCGCAAGCCAACACCTGCTGCTTGGGTGCTTAGCTATCAGGGAAGTTTGCTATGTAAACTTTTCCGAACCGGCATCTACCTCTACAAGCCAGCCAATCGGAAGCGCAAAGCTAAGGAGGCTAAATGAAAGACACCGTCGCATTTATCTACGTCCACAAAACCAACGGAGTGGTCCGCGTAGAGAGTCTGGACACCGCCAAACACATCGACGGAAAGCCAGATTGGAAACACGTAAGCACGGTCGATGCTCTCGTCAGCTTAGAGATGATTCTCAGGGCTACGGGAGAAGAGAGAGAGTTAATCATCAAACACCTACTGACATGAGTACACACATAAAAATCGAAAATCAGACCGAAGTCCCAGTATTAGTGGCGCTCTTTGAGCAGCCCAAATGCAACGACCATCCGACACGTTCGGCGGTCCTCAAACCGGGCGAGAGCTGCGATTGGGGCAGTGGCTCCGTACCGCTAGGCAACTACCAGTGCTATGCGGTTATGTCAGGTGATGCCAGCAGTCATGACGAGTGGGTCTGGCACTTCCCCGGCATTGCAGAAGTGGTAGCCCCGCTGGAGCTAGGCTTCAAACTGTGGCACGCAGGCGATCTTGATTGGGCAAATGTTAAAGCGATGAGCAGTGACGACTTGAACGCTACGTTCGGTTCTGCGTATACCTCCGCCAAGAGTAGCACAAAATCATGGAACGGAATGTCTTCCTGCATATTCCACATTAGGGGCGGTCCTTCATGGGTTGAAGAGACGGAACAAGTGGGAATCTTTAGGCCGAAGACAGTGGCCTACAATGGCGTTCAATCCACGCCGATGAAGAGCGAGTAAAAATATGAAGAAACCAGCCAAATACACAGTTATCACCATCGACTCAGCACTCCACGAAGAGGTTCGCAAACATTGCGACGAGAATGGTTTGAAGATCGGATTTTTCGCCAATCAAGCGTTAAGGAAGTTGCTGGAAAAGAGGTGCGCCACGACGAAATCGAGCGAGCCTTCTACCGCCAGTACAACGAGCGAATGACAGCGAGCCGCACCTTGTGGTGCGGACAATACCCTTCGTCTGCTATGAAGCAGTGGGCGGAGGGGCAAATTTCCTAAAATTATGAATCTAAGAGAATACCAACAAAAAGCAGTAGAGTGGGCCAAAACTAGCGATGGACTGATCATCGCCCCCGCCGGTAGCGGTAAGACATGGATTGCCGCGAGCATCATCAAGCATTACGCCACGCTGAATCCAACGTGGACGTTCGGATGGACAGCGCCAACGATTGAAACCTGCCAGCAAGGAAGAGTTTCCTTAAGGGTGGCTGGTGTGCCGGACGAGAAGGTGGATATCCGGTGTCCGCATGAATCTGTGGACTTCAGTAAGAAGCAGCTTCTGATCGTCGATGAGGCAAAAAGGAGCGCAGCGAAAGTCCTGAAAGGCATCATCGAGTCCTGTAACGGACTGCGTTATGGCTTCGACGCCACGCCGTGGGGCGACGATCCAGACCGGAACACGGTAACACGAACGCTCTTCCACAACCGCACCTACGAAATCAAGCGCAGCGACATTGGCGATTCATTGGCCGACGCTTACCTCGAAATCAGCCACGCCACGGACCTTAACATCCAGCAGAAGATCGACGATAACATCGACCGTCTGTTCCAAGCGCGACGCAAGTACATGCGGATAACCGACGAGGAACTAAAGCGTATGTGCGCTTGGGAATCGCTCGTCGATATCGGCATCTGCCAGAACAAACAACGCAACGACTACGCCATCCAATACGCGATGGAGCATGGCGACATGCAGACACTCATCCTCATTCCGCGCATCACGCTGGGAGAGGATTACGAGAAACGGATTCCGGGTTCTCGGCTCGTTCATTCCAAGCTGTCGAAGAAGCTGCGCAAGGCGGCGATGGACGAATTCAAGAGCGGACAACTCAAAACCATGATAGCCACATCATTGGCCGACGAAGGATTGGATCTGCCCAACGTCGATCTGCTCATCATGGTCAGCGGCGGTCGGTCGTCGCAGAAAACCATCCAGCGAGCGAGTCGTGCATTGCGCAAAACAGAAACCAAGAACTGCGCGACAATTCTGGACTTCTCTGACAAGTTCCACCCCATCGGCTCGTTCCACGCAAAAAAGCGTATGACGTGCTACCGACAACTCGGTTGTATTTTCCAATGAGTGCATCAACGACAGAAAAAGAAACAGCCACGCCCACAGAGAACGTAGTCTATCTGATCGGCGAACTGCGCGGCATCAGTCGGCAAACCGAAACTAAAACCGGCTCGCTCATGGTGCGCCGCGTTATATCCATCGCCCGTCACTGGACTGACAACGAGGGAAAATTCCACGAAGACTTCGATGATTTTGAAATATCCTCATGGGGGCAAGTTGCGGAGAAGATCATGGAGGTCCAGAACGGCGCTCTAGTGCGCGTAAAAGGCCGTGTGAAGGTCGAACGTTGGTCAGAGGGTGGAGACACCAAATCAGCGGTTCGAATCGCTGCCGAGCAGGTGACTATTTTGTGTTACTGAAAATAATATTGAGCGAATGAAATCAAACCAAACAATTGTAGCGGTCGATCCGGGTGTGGGCGGCGGATTCGCGGTCAGCACCGCTGAAGGAATACTGCTCTTTCCAATGCCAGAGTCTTTGCCAGACACGGCGCAGTTACTAAGCGGATTCAAAGTCAGCGACTCTCATCTATGGGTCGAGAAAGTGCCAAAGTTCGTCAGCAAACTCACGTCGTCGGCCAGCATGGCGACGCTCCATGAGAACTACGGGATTGTGCAGGGGCTAGGCTACGCGCAAGGCTACGCACTCCACCGTGTTGAACCCAAGATTTGGCAAGAACCACTTGGACTCGGAGGACGTAAATCATGCGAAACCGGACCAGAATGGAAGCGAAAGCTAAAAAGCAAAGCTCAGGAACTGTATCCGAATCTGGACGTCACGCTTCGAAACTGCGACGCCCTTTTGATCCTCCACTACGCGATGGGCGGTGGCCGGTGATACACAAAGCCAATCGTCCGCCCTCGCCCGAGGAGCTAAAACAATTGCTCATCATGGCGTTCGGAATGGGGATGGTCGTCGCCAGCGCCTACTTCCTTCTATTCGTCGTCAAATGAGCGAGAATATCAAGCCCATGTCCGAAGAAACGGACGTGGAGACATTGCGAGCGGCCATCGCAGAATACAAATGGTTGGCTGGCGTACTTTTCAAATCTCTCGGGTGCGGATGCAACGGAACTCAAGACCTTTGCTGGAACTGCACCCAAGCCGAGCGACACTACAAACACACAATCGAGACATACAAATGATCAGCGCAAACAAAATGCCCATTATGCGGATAGCAGAAGCAGATGAATCACCCGAAAAGATTCACTTCGCTTACATCGACCAGAAGTACAAGGAGTGGCTGATCCGACGCGGATTCGTCAACGAACTTGGTCAGGAACCCGGGATGAGAAAAGCAGGCGGATGGCGCGGAAAGACGGTTAAAAAAGGTTAATTTATGGAAACTCAAATCACTAGAGAACAGTTATTGAAGGAAGCGCCAGCACTCATCGACCATGCGATTCTTCGAGGTTGGATGACTAAGCCCAAGCCAAAGGCGCAAATTGTTGACGGCGTTTGGCATGCGGCTGGTACAGGACATCTCGATAACGCCTCAGAAGATGAAATTCAAAAACTCAGGAAACAGTACGGTGCAGGTTGAAGTCATTTCCGACGACGTAGAGATACGAATCGGGGAAATGAAATGGGTGGGGATAGCCTACACCCGTGACGGAAAACCCAAGGTGTACGTTCGAACGAAGGCCGAATTCAAGGCCAAGTTCACCCCGGTCATTGAACAAGCACCCTAAACTCTACATCGCAGCACAAGAGCAGCTCTTTGCGAAGTTTCAGTCTCGCTCCATACCAATCCAACACTGGAGCAAGTACCTGATGACTCCCAAAGAGCTGTCTCTCCTTTTCGCAAAGTTCGAAGAATCAAAGTCGGTTCTCCAGCAAATCGCCTCAAATGATCTGGGCGAAAGCGGGGACATAGCGCGCAAACAACTTGGAATCAAATGAATCAATCAAAGATCGACCGTGCCAGAGCATGGCTCAGAAACACGCCAGGAGCCGTCACAGGTCAAAATGGGCATGGAAGCACATTCGCTGTAGCAACCGCGCTCATACACGGTTTTGAGCTTAATGCGGGGGATGCTGATACGCTCCTCAATGAGTACAACGCGAAATGCCTCCCACCGTGGAAACCACATGAATTGGCCCACAAGCTCGATCAAGCGTCCAAGGTTTCGCACGACAAGCCGCGTGGCTGGCTCTTATCCTCTCAGTCAGGCATTGGTCAGGGCGGCAATCCAATCTCGCCCACCGGCAAGTTCGTCGTTCGCACGATCCAAACGATGCCGGAACCTCCGTCTCCGTTTACGACAATCGACTTCCTGAAAGCCTGCTTCGAGTCGGATGAGGTTGTCTGCATCTGTAACGACATCATTTTCGACGAAGAGGGTCGAGGTAGGCCAGCCTCCAAGGGTACGTTCCTCAAGCGCGACGAATGGATTAAGAACCACTTCACGCCGCCCATCAGCGCCATGTGGAACGGCAGCGATAGCAAGGGTGCATACGTCCGCATCAATCCATGCTTCGATGAGAGCGGATCGGATTCTGGCGTGGCGAACTTCCGCCATGTCCTAGTCGAGATGGACGAGAAGACGAAGGACGAGCAATGGACAGCGTTGAAGGAGTCGAAGCTCCCGCTATCGGTCGTCATAGATTCCGGCGGCAAGAGTCTGCACGGCTGGGTGCGCGTTGAAGCGGCCAATAGAGAGGAATGGAACGAGCGCCGCGATGTCGTCTATCGCTACCTCGAAAGCATCGGCATCGATCCGAAGAATAAGAACGCGAGCCGGTTCAGCCGTCTGGCCGGTGTAATGCGCGATGGCAAGGAGCAGAAGCTCTTGGCCGTCAATGTGGGCGCGGTGAACTGGGAAGCGTTCAAGGACGACATGGACGCGCAGGACATGCCGATGGAGTTCTCGATAGATGCCATCATCGAGTACGACCCGCAGAATGATCCTGACAATTTGATCGGCGATAGGTGGGTTCGACGCGGATCGTCGCTTCTCTTTGTGGGGCAAAGTGGATGCGGCAAAAGCTCGATGGCCGCGTATCAGGGTCTGAAATGGGCGTCCGGCGAAGCTTGGTTTGGCGTCAAACCCGTCCGTGCGCTAAAAGTAGCTTACATTCAGGCGGAAAACGACATTGCCGATCAGCATGATGCGCTCAAGGGCGCTGCTCAAATGACCTTCGGCAAGGAGAACTGGGAGCGAGGTCTTCGAAGTGCGAACATGTTATTCTTCCGCGAGACAGTAAGAACGGGTTCTGACTTCGCGACGATGCTGCGCCGCCTCGTTCGCAAGACTAAGGTGGACGTGGTTTATATCGATCCGCTGCTCTCCTACATGGGCGGTAATCCATCGGATATCGAGGTCTGCGCGAACTTTACGCGACACTTGCTCCAGCCGATTATGATGGAGACGGGCGTAGTCCTGATTCTCGTCCATCACTTCCCGAAGCCCAAAGGTCGAGACGACAAACCGGAGAGCGTGGCAGAGATGGCCTACTCAGGATTCGGATCGTCGGACTTAACGAACTGGGCCAGAGAGGTGATTGTGATGAAGGAAGTTGGTTTCAATCAACCTCGACAATTTATGCTCGGAATGGCGAAGCGAGCGGATCGTTCCGGCATGACGGACAAGGACGGAAAAGTCACCGGATCGATTATGATCCAGCGCGGCACGGGCGGCGACATCTCATGGAACTACGCAGATCCACAGAAGTTCGTCGTCGATAAGGAGTCGGCCAAGAAGCCGTACGTCAAAGGACGCTATCCTAAGCGTTAGCCTTCTCACGCTCAGCACGGCGACGACCTTTCGCAGCGAGCGATTGGAACTTTGCCTTGCCTAGCTTCTTGCGTCCGATGTAAGCCGCAAGTGCGCGAGGCTCTCTAACGC